ACGCGACGGCACGCAACATCTGCGCAACAAAAGGTGTAAAAGCATCATCTGGCCTTTGAGGCGAGAAGAATTGCATCTCTTCACCTGGAGCGAGACGCCGGATGCTGCCAGGAGCGAAGTCCAGCACCGACTGATCATCAAACGTGCCATCCTCAAACAGCTCCTGATCAGGTGTGCGGACAAAGCCCATCATTGCTGAGCTGGCACGAGCCGCGATGATCTCCGCTTCCTCGTAACCTTTCAGGTTGTTGAGGCGCATGATGGCCGACGCAAATGCCGATACACCACGGGTCTGGCCAGGACGCTCGGTGCTGTACAGATGGATGACTTCATCGGCAGGAACACGCACGCGGCGTTTCTTGGCGATGTTGCCGTATGAGAATTGATAATCGCCAGGGTGGTACGTCAGGAAGTGATAAGCGACAGGCCGTGACCATTTGTCGATTTCAACGCCCATCCGCACACGATTACCGTTCTCCTCAAAGCCGGTGTAATCGTCGTCAAGCAGATCAGCCTCAATGACTTCAAGGCCAAATGGGACACGCGAGTCGCCAAAGCGTTGATTGACAAAGCGGACAAACACTTCGCCCGTTTCAACCATGCTGCGCAAACAAAGGCGCTGAATATCGCCCCAGCTCAGAGTGCCGCCAGCGTGACAGTTCTTGGCTTTTCCCCACTTGCGAAATTCGTGCTCGATCACGCCGTTCAACCGTTCATCGAGGCGACCGCCACGAATCATGCGGACTTGTGCTTGATGCTTGATGCCCTGCCCGACCACGTTGTTCGTGACTGCACGTAGCGCTGACTTGGCGAAGTCAGAGTCCCTAACCAATGAACGCGCCCGATTACGCAGGATGCGCAGACTGTTTTTGACTTCAGAGTCGGCGCTTGTACCCTGACTGACCCAGTCATTCGTCAGGCGGTTCAGCGATGCACCCGCATAGTTGCGGCGTTGACGCTTGCGGCGATTAAAGGGCCACATATCAGATAAACCTCACGCGGGTAACGCCAGGATTGCCAAGACCTTGGCGGATCTTCTCAGCGCGGCGTTCCCTGTCGACTTCAGCTTTCAAGGTGTCGCGCAACTGCAGAAGTTCACTCATTTTATATCGCTTGAGACTTCTGTTCCCAATGGTGTACTCCTGAACTACTCCGCCTTCGGCAAGGGTCCGTATTGCCGCCTCAACTTTTTCAAGGTCGATTTCAGCTCGCGAGCGATCATCGAACGCAGCAGGATCTCCTGTGTATCCCAGTGTCGCTTTGACTGTAAACTGGCCACGACCAGCCGTGTACTGTAATGATCCGTAGGTTGCAATGGCCTGCCAGGTCCACAGACCCGCGTCAAAGTTTGTCGTCGTGCTGCTGGGTACAGTGATGCGCCAGCCGTCTGACTCTGCCACGCCGACGATCGTTGCTCCTTCAGACGCGGTGTTTGTTCTTGCGTACCACGTCAGCGTATAGGTTCCGCTATCAATTCTTGTTCCGATAGAATCGGCAAACGCAGGGACGTCAAAGATGACCGTGTCACCTGCATAAAAAATCTCAGGAACAGAGATGGTCACCAGTTCGTCACGAATGATGCTCGTGGCCGACTAACGCGCCGACGACGAAGCGGTTGGTAGTCTGATTCTACCGGCTTTTCAGGCTTAACGTCATCCTTTACGACCTTAGCCTTAGCAAATTGTTCAAAAATGGTATTGCGGTTAAATCGCATGTAAAGAAAGTTCAAAGCAGCGTAGCTGTAGACAAAGCAGTCGAGAGCTTCATTGCGATCACCTGCTTTCTTCTTCCATTCACGGACTGCAAACCCTTTGACATATCGCACCACTTGTCGTTCTGACGTGAGCTGTTTGAAATACTCTTGCCCAGCCTCTGCATGAAAATGAATATATCCTGCTCCAACTTCGTTGTGCTTCAAGCGGCCAAACAACGTGCTCTTTATGGTGTCAACACCAACAGGATACACTTGTGCGGAGTTTTTGAGCACTTGCCCGCGATAGTTGATGTCAACTTTGCTCGGCTTGCCAATAGCAGGCTTGTTCCTTTGTGACTGACCCTTCAGCGCAAAAACATTGTGTTTGATGCGTTCACGCGCATACGCATAAACTTCTGACGTAAAGTGACCGCCGGAGTCAATGCCAATTGAGTTGATCCTTACTTCCTTACCACTTGCTGTTGTGTAAGTGCGCAGAATCACATCATCAACTTGATCCCATAGCTTCTTGCCAGCAGGGTCGCCGTAAATCTCAGCGTGTGAGATCAGCCAGCATTCTTCGCCCTGTCCCCACGCATAAATGCCAATCGCCACGCGGTTGTCCTGCACGTCAACACCGGCAGTCACAATGCTCGCACCATCTGGGATCTCGCCAGCAGGATAAAACTCAGCTCGTTCACGCAAGCCGTCAGCACCAAGCCTTGCGCCAACTTCCTCCTCCCACGTCTCGCCAAGCACTGTGTTTACAAACGTTTTTAGCAACGGCGCATCCGACTTGGCACGCAAAAATTCAGTAACAATCTCCTCCCAACTTTTCCAGCCGAGCGGTGAGTACAGCGATGACAAGTGAAACCCAACAGTGCGCGGATCTTCCGATGTAGACGTAGAACGCCATTCACCACGGCGCAGCATTTCACTCTTGTAATGCTCTTGTATATGCGTTCCGCACGATTCGCAAACATAAGCAGCGGTCTTAGGATCGGCATCACGCCACTGAATGTTTTTCCACTGCAACCACTGCATGTGATCACAATGTGGACACGGGACAAAGAAGCGGCGCTGATCACTCGCAAGATATTCAGTTTCTATCCTGCTCATATCCTTGACAGTAGGAGTAGAAGTGAGGATGATCTTTCTGCGAGAAAACGTTGACGCACGACGCTCAGCCAACGCGCATGGATCGCCTTCTCCGTCTACATCAGCAGGGAAAGCATCAACTTCATCTAACAAAACCCAACGGCAAGGCGCTGAACGAAGACCAGTTGCGCTATTTGCACCAGTTAAAAGCAAAATTCCACCCGGAAATTCTTTTGAGAACATGGTATTACCCGAATCACGACTCCTAGCAGGAGCAACCTTATCCGCCAAACAGGGAGTCTCATGAATCAAACTATCAAGCCGCTGCTTGCTCAAACGCTTAGCCATGTCAATTGTGGGCTGCACAAACATCGCGGGGCCTGGCGCGTGAGCAATCATGTAGCCGACCACGTTGTTGATCGCCTCCGTCTTGCCGAGCTGAGCACCAGCCATGAACACCACCTTCTGCACAGAGCTGCTGGACGACATGCAGTCCATGATCTCTTTTAGGTACGGCGTGCGATCGGTCCGCCACGGTCCTGGCTCCGATGACGCCTTGTTGCTCAGCATCCTGTACTGATCAGCCCATTCCGACACCGTCAGGTCAGGGTCAGGCCGCAAGCCAGCAAGAAATGATTCACGATATAGCGCAGCACCATCACGCATCCGTCAATCGCTCCAATGCTTTGCGCAATTCTTCTGACAGGGCCTGATGTATTACGACGCTATCTGTCTCGGCGGCAAACTGGTTGGCAACACGGTCAGGAATGCTGTTCACCGCATCACGAACAGAGCGGGCCATTGAAAACGCCTCGCGCTTGACCTTCTCGGCATCGCACAGTTTCTCCTCTTTTTCCTCCAAATCCAAGCGGGACATCTCAGCTCGGAAGTACTCCGTCTTGGCGCGAGACTCGTTGAAACTTGGGATCTCTAGTTCCGACGTGGGCTTGCGGGTGCTATCCTGTTGGGTTGGGTTTTCGTAGTTCCAAGCCTTAACGGCGTCGTCTTGCTCATAAAATACTTGGCTACCTTTTTTTGTCCATGTGCCGTCAAGGCGGCCAGTGCCTTTTACCTGGCTTAGACGAGCACTGCTGACTCCTAACAAATTTGCTAACTCCTTGTGCGTTATTTTCGCCATTTAGGAGTGATTAACGATCGCTAACCGGATATTACATCAAACAGCAGATTTTAGACAATCTTACATATATATGGGTCTCAGCGGGTCTCATGGTAAGACCATGGTGCCCTGACGCTAAAAAATTAAGGCGGTCCGAAATTACC